CAGGCGCAGAAGGAGCTACAGGATTAGCAAATAGAATATTTGGTCAAGCAGACAACCCTTATATTGAGGTTCTCTTTCAGGCAATGGAAGTAAGAACATTTACATATAACTTTACATTTGCGCCAAGAAGTGAAGAAGAAACAAAAGATGTACAAGAAATTATACAATTGTTTAGATTTCACATGGTGCCTGAATTACAAGGTGGTCAAAGTCGTTTCTTAACATTACCATCAGAATTTGATATACACTATATGTACATAGGAAAAGATGGTACGAACACCGAGAATGAGTATTACAATAAGATTGCGACCTGTGTATGCACAAATGTAACGGTTGATTATACACCTGGTAAAGTAAGTTCATTTACTGATGGTGCACCTACTCAAATTACAATGGGTATAACATTTAAAGAAACAGAAACATTAACAAAAGATAAGGTGAACGCAGGTTATTAATCATGTCATATTTTAATAAATTTCCTTTAATGATATACGACATGAAAGGCAATGAAAACTATAAGTTGTTGCCTGACATTTTAAGACGTGTTAAAACAAGATCATCAATTAAGTCTTCACTTAATATATTTGACACTTATGATGTTAGAAATGGTGAACGACCAGAAGATATCGCATTTAAATGGTTTGGTGACGCAGAATTACATTGGGTTATACTTATGACAAACAATGTCACAGATAGATATTATGGTTGGCCATTAAATGATGTACAGTTTGCTGAGTTTCTAACAGACAAATACGGTGCAGGTAATGAGGATGCAATTCATCATTATGAAGTCACAAGAGATAGTGGTCGTACAACAGGACAAGGACCAAATGATTACTCACATTTAGTAGAAGTTAATTCAGATACAGACAATGCTTCTAGTGTATCAAATAGAGAGTATGAAGAAAGAGAACAAGATAAGAAAAGATCAATTAGATTATTAGATAGAAGATATTTAAGCGACTTTATTGATGAGTTTAACAATTTAATAGCAGAGTAATATTATGGTAAAAATGTTTAGTTCAGACAAACCAGAAATAGCTGGTGATTATAATCTTCCTCATATTGATTTAATCAATCATAAAGGTGAGGCGATAGATTTAAAATTCATCTTCATAGAGTTAAACCTGTACGAGTCAATCTATAAGAACGCAGTCACAGGTACATTAATCATCACAGACGCAAAGAATCAGATCGGTAGACTAGAGGTACAAGGTCTTGAGCGTATAGCATTTAAACTTTCATCGCCTGGTATAACCAATGTAGAAGATATGTTGGATGCTAGCGTAGAAACAGGTGAGCCATTTCATGTATATAAGATCACAGATCGAAAACAGATAGGTCCTGGCGTTATGCAGTACACACTACACTTTGGTAGTCGTGAGTTTATGAGAAATCTACGAACAAAAGTAAGTCAAGCATACAATGGTAGACTAGACCTCGCAGTTCAAAAGATATTACAAGAAGAAGACTACCTTGACAGTAGAAAGAAACTTAAATATGAAAAAACAGGTAACTCTAATAAGATAGTCATACCTAATCTACGCCCATTTGACGCAATCAATATGATTGCCAATCAATCATTACCTGAGAAGTCAGACGGTGTTGGTTATTACTTCTATCAAACAATTAAATGTTTTCATTTTCGTAGTTGGGATAGTATGGTATCTAAACAAGGTAACGCAACAAGACCCATTGCACAAGAATTCTACTATATGCCATTGAAATTTAAAGATGAAGCAATTGAAAATAAGATAGAGCATGATTTTAAATCAGTTCAATCGTATCGTTTTCTAAACAACTTCCATGATGTTGCAGCCAATACAGCACTAGGTACATATGGTCATAGAGTCATATCATATAATCTATACGACAAGTCAATTGTAGAGGGTGATTGGAACTATCACAATATGTTTGATTCTACAAAACATACAGATTACGAGAATAACTATCGGGATGCTGAGAAAACACCTATCGCAAGTAGTCCTGTCGATTACGATAATACAAAAGGTATATCAGATTATCCTGAATCAAGAGTGTCATTGCAATCAACAACACAGTTCCTACACAATAAAGAAAAAGGTGCCAAATACGGCCTAGATGTGTTTGGAGACAGTTTCAACAAAGGACAGCAAGTATCTCAACAAAATCAAATATTACACGGCACAGCACTTAAACTTGTCGTTAAAGGTCAATCCTACCTTGAACCAGGGGATCTAATACAATTCAATATACGACCGATAGACGCAGATAAAACAGACATAGAAGAAGATTATCGTTATTCAGGTCAATATGTCATTACAAAGATAAGACACCAGATCACAAGTGACATATACACAATGGTACTTGAATGTGCTAAGGATTCAGTTGTCAACCCAGTTGTCGCAGGCGAACCACAATATCAAGCAAATAAAAACAAAGGCGATTTAGAGGACATCTACGACAGTTCAACAAACATCTACAATCGACACAATTAACCCTCAGATGTTTACGAGATTTTTTTTAACAAGGGTCCTAATCCTAATAATCGAGTAAGGTCTCTCAAGGATTCAGATAAAACATATAAATAGTATCATGGACAAAGACATATTAATACTGACAGATGAAGTGACGCAATGTGCTAATTGTAACTGTAATTGCCATTGTAATGAAGAATTACATACACCATCAGATGAATTAGATACAGGTGGTCCGTGTGTATGTGAAGACTGTAAATGTCAAAAAGCGTAGGTATTATTGCTTGATATATAAAGGTTTCGGAATGATTGAACAGTATAGAAGTGAAGTACATGAAGGACATTAAATGCCGTATATCACGGAATCCGTTGTGGACTTAATCTGTTGGGTTTCCCAGCAGGAACAGGAGAGTATATGAAAAATTTTATGGGTAAAGATGGCTTTCAATGGTTCGTAGGGGTCGTAGAAGATCGTAATGACCCGAAGACATTGGGGCGTTTGAGAGTTCGTTGTCTAGGGTATCATACAGAAGACCTGACGAAACTCCCTACTTCTGACCTACCTTGGGCCCATGTAATGAACCCGATTACTTCTGCTACAGTATCAGGTGTAGGGCAAAGTCCCCTTGGTGCTGTCGAAGGTACATGGGTCGTGGGATTCTTTACAGATGGTAGTGATGCTCAACAGCCTATGATTATGGGGACTTTGCCTGGTGTCCCTGCTAAACTCCCGACTAAGGATGCTACGAGGGGTTTTCAAGATGTGACAAACGGTAACTATCCCAAGTATCTTGAAACGGATGTCAATCGTCTGGCTGTGGGAGATGACGACAATCCCCATAGTTCATTGACCATACGTAGGGCCGATCGAGACCTTGCAGTTGGTATTGCTCAGATTGATGGTATCTTTGATGGTGTTGCTCAGATTGATCCTGACCTACCTAGACACTACCTTTTGGGATGAACCCGAAACGCCATACAATGCAACCTACCCTAGAAATCATGTGTATGAAAGCGAAGGCGGCCATATAAGAGAGATGGACGACACGCCTGGTGCTGAGAGAATACACGAAAGACATAATAGTGGCAGTGGTTATGAAATCTTCCCTAATGGTACAAAGGTTACAAGAGTCAAGGGAAAGAATTACAATATCGTAAGTGATGATGAGTACTGTCATATACAAGGGACAGCAAGAGAGACCATCGACAAGGGTCTTCGTATAAGAGTCAATGCCGAAGGGATCACAGGTAATAACTATAACATAGAAGTTGGGCAAGGGTCTAACGTCAATGTTGAAGTCAATGGTGGTAACATCAACCTGACAACATTGGGTACAGGAGAAGACGCAGGTGATATAAACATCAATGCTTCTAGGGACCTGAATGTACAAGTCGGTCGTAATATGAAGATGGATGTAAGTGATACCATTACAGAAACAAGTAAGAGTAAGACACAGAGCACACAGAATACACACCAGCAGAACGCTGCGTTGCATGACATCAATGGTAATCGAATAGACTTAAATTAGTTTTCTATGTATAAGCGCTCAGAAGCCGTAGGTCGAAAACTGGCCTAATACAAACCAGTACTTCTAAGGGATCTGTTAGGGCATAGATACTTGATATATCAAACGGCTACTACCAAAAGTTATCGAATTTTTTTCTCGTAGGATTTTCTACTTATATAAGTATTCATGTAATCTAATATAAGGAGATTTATGTCAAATAAAGACACTTACAAAAGAAAACACGCCTACCTAGACAAACAGATCACAACCCTCGAAAAACACAATTCTTACAATCGCACTCTCATTGCAAATCTCAAAAAGAAAAAACTCAAATTAAAAGACAAATTAATCTCTCATTCAAGGGAGTCTGCCAGGCGTGAAAAGTACAACGCACACGAGTATATAAAACGAGCACTCTCTATGACTGCTTGACAAAGCTTCTCATATATGATATACTAATGTTATATGCTACACAAAATAAGTCAACTATGTGATAAGATTGATTCTTTGAAGAAATCAGCAGATCATCTACGAGAATTGAAGTATGGACCAAACAAGGCCCCTCGTGAGATTATTGATGAGAAAATAGCGTCCATACAAGCGGAATGTCTGCTGATTGCAAAAGATCAATCGGATTATAACGAGCCTCATATCCAAGAAGATTTAGAATAAAAAAATTTCTCTAAAAATTTCTGTGGTTCTGCGAGGAGATATAAATAGTATTATGAAAACACTTAAACAAGTAGAAGCCATAGACGCCATCTGCGAAAACAC